AAACATTACCGTCCTGACCAATGCCAATCCGGCGGTGGCCACCTCGACTGCCCACGGCTACACCACGGGCGACGAAATCCTGCTGACTTCCGGCTGGGAGGATGCCACCAATTCGGTGTTCAAGGTCACGGTGATCGATGCGAACTCGTTCAGCATCGATGGCCTGGATACCACCAATACCAGCTTCTACCCACCAGGCACCGGCACCGGCACTGCGCAGAAGATCAGCTCCTGGGTAACCATCCCCCAGGTGCTGACTATCGGCGGCTCCGGCGGTGATGCGCGTTTCACTGATGTGGCCCCGCTGGCCAAGCGCAACGCCATCAAAATCCCGACCGGCTTCAACGCGACCAGCATCACCTTGTCGCTGGGGCACGATGCGGCGAACGCCAACTACAAAACCATGGTGGGCATCAGCCGCGCCCTGTCTACGGTGGCTTTCAAGCAGGTCATCTCGGGCGGCGCGCTGAACTACGGGTACGGCTACCTGAGCGTATCCGAAATGCCGATCCTGAACGTCAACCAGGTCAACACCGTTAACGCGGCGATGACCATTCTCGGCCGCTCCATTTCCTATTAAAATGGAGTGAGCTGCACCCAGCACCGGCCGGCTGGTGTCGCCTTCGCGGGCGCGCCGGCTGGCACGGGCACTTTTTAAACCCGCGAAAGGAACATCACCATGGCAAAAATCATCCTCGGCAAACCGCCAAAATCCATCAGCAAAGAGCTGACTTTCCCTATGCTCGACGGCACCACCGGCAGCATCAAAGTGGACTTCAGATACCGTTCCCGCTCCGAGTTCAGTACCTTCGTCGACGACATGATGGCTGACATCAAGCAAGAGAGCGAAGCGGAACTGGCCGAAGCAAAAGCCAAAGCGGAAGCCGCCAAGGACCAGGAGGAAAACACCATCAACCTGGGCGTGCCGGAGTCCGAGATCAACGCCAAGAAAAGCGCGCGCCAGGCTGACTTCATCATGGGCGCGGTGGAAGGTTGGAACCTGGACATCCCATTCGACCGCGAGGCAGTGGAACAGCTCATTGATGAGCTGCCGCGCGCCGCGTCGACCATCATCGCGGCGTACCGTGAAGCGATGACCGAAGGGCGCCTGGGAAACTAAGAGCAGCCGCCGCCATATTCTTCGAACCGGCCAAAAAGAAAGAAATCAACCCTTTCTTGGCCGGCATAGCGGCGATGGCGCAAGCGGCAGAATTTGAGGTATGGCCAGAGAATTGGCCCCCTTTCATGTTGTTTTGCAAATTACAAACTCAATGGCGCGCGGGCGCGTCCGGGGTATTCGGGCTGGACTACAACGTGCTGTACCATAACCTGGATCGCATGAATCTTTCCCCGGAGGACTACGAAATCTGGGAAAATGATGTTGGCGCGATGGAACAGGCCGCTTTGCACGCAATGCGCGAGAACAGGGAGCAGGAATGACGGAAGAACGGCGGATTAACCTGGTTGCAGAAGTCGACACGACGCGCACCCGTGAAGGCTTCGCCCAGATCGGCCAGCAGGCCGATGCCATGGCCACCCATGTGGCAGGCGCCAGCAACCGCGCCGACGCTGCAGTAGATGGTATCGGTGAATCCGCCACCCGTTCTTCCGCTCGGGTCCAGGCCTCCCAGCGCAGCATCATTAGCTCGATCGAACGCACTACGGCCGCCATGGAGTCCGGCAGCCGCACCAGTGCGCAGTACTATGAAACCATCGCGCGCCAGCGCGGGGTGGACACCAATGCCCTGCGGCCATATCTGGAGCAGTTGCGCGCCATCGAGGCCGCGCAGGGCAACACCAATCGCGCTCTTGGCAGCGCGACTCCCGCTCTGCAGCAGGTGGGAGTCTCGGCGGCCCAGACAGCTGCCGCACTGCGCGGCGTCCCGGCGCAATTCACCGATATCGTGACCTCGCTCCAGGGCGGCCAGCAGCCCCTGACCGTGCTTCTGCAACAAGGTGGCCAGCTGCGCGATATGTTCGGCTCTGCCGGCGCCGCGGCGCGTGCTCTGGGCGGTTATATCGCGGGCCTGATCACCCCGTTCACAGCTTTGGCCGCCGCCGCCGCCGCCGTAGCGGTGGCGTATCACCAGGGGTCCAAAGAAGCGGACGCCTACGCCAAAGCCTTAATCATGACCGGCAATGCCGCCGGCACGACCGCCGGCCAGTTGGCCGACATGGCGAAAGGCATTCGCGGGTCGACGTCCTTCACCCAGGGCGCGGCTGCCGAGGCGCTGACCGCATTGGCGCAAACGGGCAAGGTGCCGGCGGAAAACCTGCAGCAGTTCGCCACGGTGGCGCTCAAGGTGCAGAAGGCCATTGGGCAAGGTGTGCAGGATACGGCCAAGGACTTTGCCGACCTGGGCCGGGCGCCGCTGCAGGCCAGCGAAAAACTGAACGAGCAGCTGAACTACCTCACCTCGTCGACCTATGCGCAGATCAAAGCGCTGCAGGATCTTGGCAAAGTCGACCAGGCTGCGGAGGTGGCGCAGAAGGCATACGCGGACGCCTTGAACGAGCGCGCGGACAAGATCACGGAACGGCTCGGCCTGGTCGAGAAATCTTGGAACTCCATCACCGGTATCGCTAAGCGCGCATGGGACGCCATGCTGGACGTTGGGCGCGAGGACACCCTCACCGAGAAACTGGAGAAAATCCAGAAGCAGATCAAGACGGTGGATATGCAGCGCTATAGCTTCGTCAACTCTCTCGGGGCCAATGAGCGCTTGGCGGGGTTACGCGAGCAGGAAACCTCTCTGCAGCGCCAGATCGCTCTGGAGAACACGAAAGCAAGCATCAAGGCTGACCAGGTGCGATTCAACCAGGCCGACATCGCATGGATGAAGGAAGGCGAGCAATTCCTGTCTCGCAAAACCCTGCTGGAGCGAGATATCGCCAAGACCCGCGAAATGGGATTGGCCGCTGGCATTTCCGATGCGGAAATCGAACAGCGCGTCGGCGAGGTGCGCAAGAAATACTCCGACATCTATACGGACGGCATCAACGCGCAGATCGAGGCGATCAAACGCCGTGGCGACATCGAGGAAATTGTCGCCAAGCGCGCTGTCGACGCTCTGGCGGGGCAGAAAGCCCTGGACGCATTGAGCGCCAACTACACCGAGCGCTTGAACTTGGAGCAGAAATACCTGGCGGCATCCGAGGCGCTGGAAGAGGCCGCGTTCGCGCGCGAAAAGAAACGGCTGCAGGAGCAACTGGCGATTGTGCAGACCAAGCCGAATAGCCAGAAGGACCAGGCCGACCTGCGCGGCCAGATCGCGGCCATCGACGAGAAATCGCTCACCCGCCGACTCAAGCTGCAATCCGATATCGTGGAGCTGGAAGCTAAAGAAGCCCTGGTGGCCGTCAACAGCCTCAAGAGCTTGACCGCCGCGCGCGATGCTGATAACGCCTCGCTGCAGAAGCAACTTCAAGCCCAGGAGCAGGCCAACTCCATCATCGGCAAGAGCAAAGAAGAAGTGGCGAAATTGAATGCGGCCATGTTGGACGAGGCCGCCGCGCGCAAAGAAATCGAGGCCGGCATCCTGGATACCATCGTCGGCCGGGAAAGTGAAGCCGACGCACTGCGCGAGACAGCAGAACTCTACCGCAAGCTGGCCACCGCTCAGCGCGAAGGCCTGCTAAAAGAGGCCGATTTTGAACGCCAGAAGTCCTTCTGGATTTCGCTTGAGGAAACCGCCCATCAAACCTTCCTCAGCATCGCTGACGGCGGCAAGAACGCGGCACAGCGGTTGAAAGACACGTTCAAGAACGTGTTCTTCGATTGGTTGTACCAGATGACCATCAAGAAGTGGTTCATCAACGTTGCAGCCGGGGTGACGGGAACAGGCGTATTCGGCAGCGCGGCGGCTACGGGGGTGCCGGGTCTTGGCGGCCTGGGCGCACTGGCGGGCGGCAGCGGCGGAGCCGGGGGCGCGGGGTCCCTCCTGAGTCTCGGGTCCAGCCTGTTCAGCACCATCAAAGACGGCTTTGCGAGTATCGGCCCAGGTATCGCCGACGCAGTGCAATCCGCGCAATACGCGCTCGGCATTTCGCCGAACCTGCTGACGAACAACGCATTCTCCCAGTTCGCTGGCACTGCCGGCGCGGGATTGGCGGGCTTCGCTGCCGGTCAGGGCTTGAACAATCTCCTATCTGGGCAGTTCTCCCTCGGCGGCGGCGTAGGCATTGCGGAGAAACTGGCAACCGGTGCGGCCTCCGTGCTCGCCGGCCCCCTCGGCGGCGCCATTGCCGGCGCCATCAGCGGCCTTACCAACCGCCTTTTCGGTCTCGGACCGAAAGAGGTAACCGCCACTGGCATCCAAGGCACTTTCGGAAGCGCCGGATTCTCCGGGCAGGCATTCTCGGACTTCGTCCAGAAAGGCGGCCTGTTCCGCAGCGATAAGCGCGGCACGGATCTGACCGCGATCTCTGGCGAGCAGAAAACTGCATTCGACACCACTTTCAAGGGTATCCAGGACGCCACGAAGGCATACGCCGATGCGCTCGGCCTGTCCACCGACGTCATCACCGGGTATAGCAAAGAGATCAAGCTGACGCTGACGAAGGACCAGGCCGAGAACGAAAAATTGATCGCTGACATGTTCAAGAACATCGGCGACGAGCTGGCCACCGCGGTATTGCCGAACCTCTCGGAATTCACCAAGGAAGGTGAAGCCGCAAGCGCTACGCTGCAGCGATTGGCTTCGGATTTCACCACAGTGGGCGCGGTGTTCACCGGTCTCGGCGTAGACGTCAGCAAGGCTTTCAATGCGGTAGGCGTGGCGTCGATCGCCGCGCGCGAGCGACTGTTGGAGATGGCTGGCGGCGCGGCCATGTTGGTAAGCAAGACGGAATACTTCGCACAGAATTTCCTGACGGACGCCCAGAAAATCGCTCCTGTCCAAAAGCAGGTGAATGATGCCTTGAACGCACTCGGGCAGACCAGCATTACGACTGTCGACCAGTTCCGGGATGCGGTGCTAGGAATCGCCAATTCGGGCGCCCTGGCGACGGAAGAGGGCGCCAAGCTTTACGCCGGACTGCTGGCCATCGCCCCGCAGTTCAAACAGCTGGCGGATTATCTGGACAAGACGAAAGAATCTGCCAAGGCCTTGGCCGATCAACCAGCCCAGCAAGCGCAGGAGGCCCGCGATGCAGCGAAGGCCAACGCCCAAACGGCGTT